AACGCCACCGGCCTCACGTTTGTTGCTGGCTTATTCGTAAGCATGTGGTCTGAGCTAAATAGATCTGTCAATACATCTAATATCTCGTGTTCCCTCAAAAATTTAATATATCTATTATAAAGGTTCTTGTGACAGATAAACTGATTTGACATGGCGACTGCGCGACTATCTTCAGACACCCTGAGCTTCAGGTCACCAAGTAGAACCGTTTCAATGATTGCACGCTGCTCCTTGGAAAAACCAAGATAGCCCAATATGCCACCGGGATCAGCGCCGGGAGTTTTTATAAATGTTTCACCAAACCACACGGCGGGACGATCTAAATTGGCGCACAACATAACATTGTCCGCTTGGGATCTCAGCAATGCCCCGGCGGCATCCCAATTATGGAAATCATCAATAGGGCTTAAGCCTCTATATTTTATATTCCAAGAAGCGGTGACGGTGCCAACATACTTTACGTTGGAATCGAAGAGATCGTCACAAAAGAATGCCCTGCTCTCAGCATAAGCATTTGATTGGAATCGACTGTATTTACCTAAGTCAAGATCGTCTAGATAGACTTTTTTGAGATACGATTGATCTTTAATGGTATCAAATTGCTGTTTGCTGTGACCCAGCACGGCAATCTGAACCTCAGATGTATCGACTTGGCAATTATTGCCTTCATATTTTGATAAGAAGTCAACGGCATCTTGATTTAATGCTACTGGCCCTTTGTATGACCCGATATAATATTCCCGATCTTGCGGGCTGGCACCTTTGCACCAACCAATATTATTCGTGTCCATTACTTTTCTATATAGTGGACAAAACCCAGCACTTACGCAATGGCATTTTTCAGGAGTCGGTGACTGCATTAGCCCTAAACCCTATCTATCTAACAGGAATCAAGACCCTACCATTTTTCCTGTAAATTCCCGGCTGTCTATAATTATAAATTTCCCCAGTTTTGGGGTCTTGATACTGATAAGTTTTGGCGTCAGACTTATCTTCTTTGTGAAGGTGGTCACCCAAGGGTACGCACTTGCCGTCCTTTTCTGTGTATCCATCTTTGCAGTTGGGGGGATATCCAGCCTTGTCGTCACCCGTGGACTCATACCACAATTGAAAGCCTGCGGATTCAACATAACTCAAATCCTCACAAGCCTTGCTCATACAAATGGCTGTGCGCTGCTTTTGATCTGGGTATTCCCGTTGCATGACTTCACTACTCATGCATCGAGACATAAACCCCTTGGGGTCTTCTTTACCCTTCTTGGATGGGATAGGCATCTTATATTCCCCTAAAGTTAAAACCTAAAATACAGATAGACGCCAGTGCGGCGTGGATAAAAAAGCTGCTGATTGTAATAGCGATACCTGTAATGATATGAATATCTACGATAGTTATAGTAAGACGACATGGGTCTAGGTCGAGGACGGAAGAAATTGGCGTTTCTTTGCGCCCTTAACCTCATTCGGCGGGCTTCCGCCTCTCTGGCAGCCCGTTCGTGTACTAGTTGCCGACGTACTGCTACAGGTAACACTTTTTGAACTGGTTCTGGTGGTGCTTCCGCTTTACTCACGGAGGTACAACACATGAAGACAAGTAAGCTGGATACTACAATATGTTTAATCATTACGTCCTCCTAGTTTTGTCTTGAGTTTTACTGCTTGGACTATAGCAACAATCGAACCATCCTTGAACCTGTGAGTCTGACCATTTTCTGGGTCGAGCGTCCATGATCTTTTCACGCAAAAGCGTTGCTGACCAACCATGCCCCCTTGGAATAAAATGGATATCAATGCCTAATTCACATCCAGTGTAGTCAACCCTGCATTTGTAGTCATCTCCCAAAAACCTTACATCAATTTTTGGATCGTCTGACTTCAGTATGTCGAGCAAGTCTTGTTCTATATTATAAGGTTTAATTTCATCTACATATTTAAGGGCCAGAAGTGTTTCCGTTCTTTCCTCCATTGACAATATGGGTCTTGCCTTTTCGGGTCGCTCTATGGAGGGGTCGCTATGCAATCCAACCACAAGGTGATTGCACACCGACTTTGCCTCCTTGAGAGCTGAAACATAGCCGGGATGTATTAAATCAAAACATCCAGCTATAAAACCCGTTTGGTATTTCATGACAGGATTGGTTTACCATCTCCATCCAAGAGGTATCTTGGTCTGCCCGCTTGGTCAACCTTCTGTATCTTGGGGTCAATCCCAAAATGGTCGAACATCGTGGCCGCCAAGTCAATAGGCATAACCTTGGCTTCAGTGGGATAATACGCCTTATCCGATTTGCCAATAACCCTGCCGTGATCATAGCTCCCGCCAGACAGAAGCATGGGGGTGATAGATGGCCAGTGATCCCTACCAGCATTTCCATTCAGGCGTGTCCTGCCAAATTCACCTGTCACCACCAAAAGCACGTCGTCAGACAGCCCGCTATCATAGATATCATCCACAAAGGCGGAAATGGCCTTATCGAGGGGAGGAACTCTGCCCTTGAGGGCATTGGCGATATTGCCATGCATATCCCACCCACCATAGTGAACAGTAATAAACTTGGTGCCAAACTGAGCCAGTCGTCTAGCAAGCAGCATTTGATCCCCAATGCCACCCTTGCCATATCTTTCTCTGGTTGCAGGCTTTTCCTTTTCAAGGTCAAACGCATTCTTGGCATTTCCCAAGATAACGTTATATGCCTGATCCCCAATACGTACAAAAGACTCGGCCTCACTGGACACAACCCTGCCCTGATCAAATGCATTTAAGAGATCTTTACGATTCTGAAATCTCGCAAGTGCAATGCGGGGGGCCAAGTTCTCTTTGTTAGAGGGGTCAAACGGCTTATGCGCCCCACCCAAGAACGTAGGCTGCTCACCTTCAATTTTACCCTGCTTAACGTAAGCTGGCATACCATTAGAAGGATCGTTGGAGCCAAACACCGAAGAAACAATAGCCCCGTGGCCCGGGAACTCAGAGTTCGCAGTATTCTCTCGTTTGGGGTTACGGTGTCCCGTCATCATCCAATGGGTAGCTTGACGGTGTGAAGAATCCCCGTGAGAAAAAGAATTAACTGCTGTGAGATGGTCCCCACGCTTGATTAGCTCCTTGAACAAGCCACCAAAAGCCAATCCGTTAGGATGACGCACCATACCAGCAACGGGCTTGTACGGGTCTGGTACGGCCTCTGTGGGGGCGTGGAAAGTCTCAAACTGAGTAGGACCACCCCCAAGCCACAGCCACACGACAGACTTGTTATTTGGAACTATTGCCTCTTGAGCAAAAGCCATGTCAGAGAACGGCATATAGCTTAAGCCGCCAAGAGCGCCAGTTTTGATAAAATCTCGTCTGTTAAAATTAACCTGCAACATGACTACTTCTTCTCCTCAATCTTTTCAGATTTGTTTTCTGTAGGTTTAGTGATTCTAATAAGGTGTGGAAACGACTTGGCATCCTTGCTTTGTGTTTTACTTGAGCCGGAATCATTTTCCACGTCTATTTTTTTAATTTCTTCTAAAGTGGGCATTTTTGATTTGGGATCAAGCACCCAACCAGCGCCACGGGCTTCGACCCAAGATTGCATGCGGCGTACAGGTACAATCAAGTTGAATGTTTCGCCAGCTCCGCGCACGAGCATTCCCACATACTTACCGTCTGTGAGAAATACACCACCACCGGAAGATCCGGGGAATGCGGTTACTGTAGTTTGGTCGAAGACGGTGCCTCCACCAGAGCCTAAGTTTAAAACTCTACCAACTTGAGACATTATGCCCGCCGTCATCGAATTTGCCCCGGACTGGCCAAGTAGGCTTCCCACATGAAATAGGTCAGTACCAATTTCAACAGGCTTGCCTTCTAAGTAGAACTCTGTATTTGCGGCAACAAAACCTCTTTTCCGCACCATGAGGAGGGCAAGGTCTTCTCCCTCTTCCGCATCAGAGTACATAATAACTTTGGCGTCCATTTTGAGTTCGCCCACTTTTCTACCATTCTCCACCAGCTCTTTAACAATTTGAGCGTCTTTGAACTCGACAACAGTTTTGGGCCTGCCGTTTTCAATGACTTGGCGCGTAGATCGAAGATTGTCGATAACGTGGGCGCATGTTACGACAAAATTAACCTTGATCTTCTCGTTGTCTTTTGCTGTTAGTTCTCTTGTTATCAGTACTCCAGAGCCTTCAGCAAATCCTGACTTAATGGTCACGCTTACATCTTGAAGATGCTGGGCCACATTTTGGGCGTAGGCCACAGTCATGCTAGAAAAAATGAGAGCCGCCGTTAAGATTCCCGTCAAAAATCGTTTTCCGCTGCGATCCATGTTAAACTCCTTCATGGTTTTATCCCGGGGCCTCGTAGAAGCCTATGTCAAAGCCCGGACGTGTACACTGGTTAATTGTTTCCTCTAGTCCATGTTTTTGTAGGTGCTTCTCTATAAATATACACATATTTTGACTTGTTTCTGGCCAATTATTCTTATAAAAATGGCAGCATTTCGAGCATTTGAAGTGGTTGGGATGCCTAAAATTGTCCCTCCACGGGACGGTCTGGGGGTTTGAGTTGTCTTTTATCTCTTCAAACCTATTTTTTAGCATGTTCATGAACTTTTCTTGGTCTTTTTTATCAAAACACATACTAAATGGACCGCCGTCCTTAATATAAAATATGGTCATAATAGCTTGTTCGTAGTCTGGATACAGCTTGGATATTGCGTAGTTATACAATAGCAACTGGGGATCTACAGTGAGTTTTTCGTATGTTTTAACTTCGCCAGTAGCCCAGTCCTTTCGCATCCCCGTTTTCCAGTCTATCACCTCTATTGTGTCATCACTAACTTTTGTTACAAGGTCAATGGTTCCTTTTATGGCTAGCTGCCCCTCTACGGTTTTTCCGTCAGGTAGCGTGTAATTGTATTTTGCCCAATCTTCTTCGATGGGGATATCAAAATGAGGCTCTGGATCTACAATGTCTCTAAAACGTGGATCAAAAGCTCCATCATTATAGGTAATCGCCGTGCGTGTTAATTTCAAGGCATCCCGCCTATCTGCTGGACGCCACGCATGTTTTGAGTTCTTGGTGTAAGAATCAAAGCTGAGATCAAGCAACTCTTCTACTAATTCGTCAGTCAGCAGCTTGTCTTTGTGGGCGCGTACCTTTCCAACGGCGTCGTCAACAATTTCTAGGTACTTACGCCTTTTGTTGTCTTGTTGAAACTTTTTAAGTCCAGCCAATACTTCCATGACTTTGTGAACTATCGTTCCTAGCTCTGCCTTCTTGCCGCTGTCTGACTGATGCCCTAATACGTAAGTAATGAAATACTGCATCTGGCACGAGTCGTAGTTGTTGTAACTAGAGCTTCGCATATAAGTAATTAGCATATTGTCCTCTATAGTTTCTTGTGAAATGATTTAACTTGACTTATCAATGCGTCAACGCTACCCGTATTGTCAATATAATGGTCAAAATCATAGTCGTCTAAGGCCGTTTCGCTAGGGTGGTTATCCGCCCTGTTTGCCCTGTTCAATCTAACCACAGAGCCGCCAGCATTTTTGATTGCATCGACCTCATTCGGAAATCTTACATCTGCGACGATAGCAAGAGATGATTGCTCGTGCTTAATCTTGTTGACGCAAGACTGAACCCACACCGGCTCATACATTTTACGCATAACATCTGTCCCAAGGAATTGCATAAATTCACGAGCGGTCATTGGCCCCTCTTTCCAGCCGTGGGAAGTTAGCGAGTCTGGAGCCAGAAGTTTTTTCATCATGGGCGAGTTGATGGCTTTAGGCATATTTTCCCAAAGCAGGTGTTGCTGCGGCTGGTTCTTTTGTTCGTCAGTGCCCCAAGCGCATTCCGGCGGGATACTAAAAAGATCTACACATATTTGCTTCAGGTTGTCAGCAAAGCTATACAGTTTGACATGTGGCCACATATTGTGCTCTGCGTACTCAACGAACGCAGCATCTTTTCTGGTCACGTCAAATTCACCCCAGTCTTCCTCTCCCTGACTATTTGAGGTGAGAATCACCAGTTTACCATCGCCGTCTATGTTGCAGTCCCTAACAAGCCCTTGATCTTTAAGAACTATCCCGTGTAGAATATTAGCAGTAGTGTTTTTGCCGCTTTGCTTCTTTCCTGCTATCCCAACTATCTTCATTAGTAGCATCCTTTTAAGTCTGTTAGAATTTGGTCATGAATTTGTTCGGTAGACATGTCTCCCAAATCCTTGGTATGCATTCTTGGAAAAACCAGATTAAACAGTCTACCCAGTTCTCTTTTGATTTTTATTTTCGATTCTCTACCGGCCTGATCATTGTCTGTTAGGATGACCAGAGTTGTTACCCCACTTTTGATTAACAATGTACGCTGTGGGGCAGATACATCTTTGCCAAATAATCCAACCGCGTTGTGGACGCCGGATTCATACAAACGCCACACATCTCCTTGTCCTTCAACTAGAAACATAGAAACCTTGTCTTGTGTCGCCGTAACTGCGTTGTCATAGTTATATAGGTAATCGGTTTTTCTCAACCCTCCTGAGAACAGATACTTTGGCGTCAACCATTGCTTGTTAGACCTAGCTATATATCCCACCCTAACGCCTTCAAAAACAATCGGTATTATTGATCTATGCCTCATGGGGGACATTGAATCCGAACAGTCTTTAACTCCGAAGTGTTCTAGTGTTGCTGACTTGAAACCTCTGGCCTCAAAATACGGAGAATTGTTTAAAGTTGCCACTTTCTCTTTGGACCATTCCGGCGCCCCCGTTTCTTTTTTCGCGCGAATGGCTTGCATTAAGCATCTGAAGTTGTCGTCTCTAACAGTATCTTTCTTTTGCTCTTTGGTTCTTGCTCCATCAACATCATATAGCCCACATACATACTTCAGTGCTTCCGAGAAAGAGTCTGTGTCTAGCACTCCCTTGATAAATCCGAAAATATCTGTATTGTAATGCTCGTGACACCCGCGAGTCCAGCACCTCCATGTGTTCTTTGTTAAGGATATAGAGACCGCCTGATCATTGTCGCTACCTTCGTGAATGGGGCATCGCATAAATATGTTATCTGCAACTTGGGTATATTCCAAGTCTAAATCGTCTAAAAGTTTACATATGTCATCAAAGATAATTTGCTTAACCTGATTAAGGTCTAACATAGTTTTAGTCTTTTGTTTATACATTTTATACCGATTGATTGTTATGGGTTCGGTTTACTCTAACAAATCTGGCAGTTTTAGAAAAATCTTTTAAGGATATTGCTCCTGTGTATGCGCAAGCACTCCTCACTCCACCTAGTATATCTCTTATAACATTATCAACAGGGCCTTTGTAGGGGATTTTCATCACTCTACCCTCACTGGACCGATAACCCTTGAGTCCATCCCCGTGTTTTTCTTGAGCCTTCTCAGACGACATCCCATAAAATAGAAAATTGGATTTGTATCCATCTCTGTCGTATTCCCACTCTCCAGTACACTCGCTGGTTCCAGCAAGCATACCGCCAAGCATTACAAAGTCGGCCCCAGCAGCAAACGCCTTGGCGACATCCCCGGGGTATCGGCACCCTCCATCGGCGCAAATTAACCCGAGTCTGCCAGAGTCTGCTCTCAGGCCGTGAGCAGCATAAGCGCACTCGCTAACACAAGATAGTTGTGGGTATCCGCAGCCTGTTTTCAATCTGGTGGTACACGCCGAGCCGGGGCCAATCCCGATTTTCACTATATCTACACCGCCATGTAGTATAATTTCTTGAACCATCTCTGGGCTGCACACATTGCCCGCCATTATGATTGGAGAATAGTCTGAACCTAAGTTGTTAAACTCCTTTCTTACCAAGGAACAAAATGACACAAAGTCATCAGTATATCCATTTGCAACATCAATGCAGAGGTTGGGCACTATATTCGTGCTATCTATGAAATCAAAAAGTTCATCTAAATCTTTATTTTTGATTCCTAAGCTGTACCAAGTATGCTGTGGCTGTTTAAAGTTGGCCACCCTGTCATCCAAAGAGTAATGTTTATTGATACACGTAATTATACTGTGATCCTGTAAACACTTGCTCATCTCAAATGTCCCGGTAGTGTCCATGTTTGCCGCCATCACAGGTACCCCACTCCACTTCCTGCTGGAATGATAGAACTTGAAATTACGGATTAGATTCACTTGCTGCCTACTAGCCGCTTTTGATCGCTGTGGAACGAGCAAGACATCATCAAAATCTAACTTGACATCATGGTCAATGTTCATAACTGCCTCTTAAAAAGGTGGCTCTGATCTAGAGTAATCGTCTTCATATCTCGTGATATCGTCTTCTTGGCACAGTCCGAACTGAAGCTCTGTAATCTCACAGGGTTCACTTGTGTCGTTTACTAGGCGATGGACGTGCCCTCGCTCAATATGAATAGTACCCCACTTCTTCAGTCGCCACACGTTTGGGCCGACTTCACACAGGCACTCACCATTGGTCACCACCCAGAATTCTGATCGATGATTGTGTGCCTGCAACGACAGCCGCTGTTTGGGGTCAACGGTAATCTTTTTTAGGACGATCTCGTCTGTTCTGTATATATCCTCATACTTTCCCCAAGGTTTATTTACTGTGTTTAGTAACACCTTTTTCAATACCGGCATCATTCATCCTCCAGATCAAATGGTAAATCAGCGCCCTCAATGGCTCCATCAGAGTCGGGGGCAACGCGAAATTCATCTCTAGTTCGTAGTTCATTTAAGCGGGCATGTTCTCCAAGCATTCTCATGTTGATATAATTTCCATCCTCCATGCCCGGGCCGTGTCTGCAAACAACTGGCACCAACTTTCGGTTTCCCGCATTAGGACCATCTTCGGCCAATTCTTCTGGAGACTTGATTTTAAAAATAGAAAAAGATGTACAAAGCCAAATTAGTCTGTCAGAGCCACTTACTGTATCAGTTGTTTCTCTTGTGATGCCATCTCGATTCAATTGAACAAAAGAGAGGCAGGGGAAATCATACTTAACTGACAGATTGTGCAGAGAAGTAATCTGAAACCCGAGAGCCTGATACTCTTGGAGATTGTTTGTTATAGAGCTAGATGACATCAGCTTGAGGTAATCATATATAACAACGCACTCATTGGTGCGACCAGACTCATCCTGACCCACCTCTTGCATGATCCACCTCTTGATGGCGTTCATGATCTGCTCAAAAGGTGCTCCAGCCACACTAATGTAAGTGTAAGGAATATCTTTGATCTGGTCTATAGCCCCTTTGACGCTAATGGTTTTTTCGTCGTCATCGGTGAAGCTGCCAGTTGCCACTTCGTTGATGGGCACACCGCTCAGGTTGGAAATAATGCGGTTGAGGTGATCTTCTTTAGACATTTCGGTGTCGAGCATTAGCACTGGCACACCCTGATTTGCCACATTGAGCGCCACATTGTCAGCAAAAACGCTTTTGCCAACTTTCGGTCGCGCTGAGACGAGATCAACACACTTTCTGCGAAGACCGCCGCCAATAGCAGCGTCGTATCTAGCAAAGCCAGTGGGCACACCGATCTGGTCGCACTTATTCTCCATTAAGAAGTCTAAATATTCTTCGACTCCTTCGCCTAGCCTTTCTGGCTTTTGCCCAGAGTCATCTTCTCTGAGGAATTCCATAATGGGATTTTCTACTATCCCAATTATATCATCTATGGATTCATCCCCATTGATAGACTCCACATCTCTGGAAATCTTGGAGGTTAAGCTTTTAATTTTTCTGGCAAACTCAAACTTCTTAATCTGAGCTGCGAAGTAAATTACATTGTCCTTCTTGATGGGGAACTCCATCAAAGAGTTAATGTATTCTAGCTCCTGCCGGGTATTTATAGCGTCGGAAAGATTAAGCTGTTCTGCCGCCGACAAGATGGCGGGAAGGTCGACCTCAGCCTCATTTTGCAGGACTTTTTCTATGCACTTATAAATTACCTGATTGTTCTGATTTCCAAAACTACCATGGTCAAGCAGGTCTGATATTTCTACGTAAGACTCTAGTCCATAGGCGAAAAGGCCCGCTAACACAGCGCGCTCTGCACCTACATCTGATAGCTGAAGGCTCATTGATTATCTTCCTGTACAACGATTGCACCGATGAAATTCACCATAGATGAGATTTGCATTAATTGAGAATTCTCTACCACAGACATGGCATTCAACCTGTCTCTTGTTAGGCTTACTTCTCTTTCTAGGCGTCTTTTCAAAATTGGGAGTTTCCACGTCTCCAAACTCCCCCGTATCTTTCCACTTGTTCTTTTTAAATTTCACTGGGGTTTTCCTGTTCTTCGAGGTATCGGGTCTTGTAACCTTAAAATCTTCTGTCACGGTTGGTGCAGATTCAGGTGGGTTTATTTCCACCGACTCTTCTCCTGTTGTTTGAACTCCCATAGTTTCGCCTACGGTCTTAAAGATATTTTCAAATTGTTTCTTTTGCTCACCGTCTAGGGATTCAATGAACTTAACCATTTCTTCTGGATTCATTTTCTTTTACCTTTTTCAATTAAAATGTCTGCCTTCCGACGAACGTTATACTCTCTGCTTTTGAGCATTTCCAGCCTGCTCTCTGCTGTCATTAACCACTCGTTGATATTCTTTGCTATGATATTGTTTCGCTTTATGAGATCAACTTTTGTTTCGTATTTCATAAATTGCACTTCAATTTCTGCCACTTCACTGGCGACAATGCTTCCTAAGCTGTCTTTGCACCACCTGACCACATTCTCAGCCGATGACCTTTGCCAAGCAATATGGTCCGCATACTGGTATAACTGATAGGCATAGTGAAAGCAATCATCCTGAGTTAAGTTCTCCAATTGCTCTACACTCATTGTTTCGGCTACAGCAAATTCTGGATTAAACTTAGTCGGTGCTATATTGCTTCCGGTTATGTAGGTATCGATCCCAGACAGAAACTTTTGTAACCTATCTGCTGCGCTCAATTTTCTCCCTCCAATACTCTAGGTCTTCATCCCACTTTAATTCAACCAACGTAATATCGTTGATTCTGCACCACTCTTTTTTATCTAGATCTCTCTTTTTCGCTTTTGCAAACCCTGCTTTGCTCTTATGGAAAAACGGAACAAACTCATAGTGTTGTCTGCCGTGAACTTCAATCCCCATTTTAACATTTGGGACCAGAAAGTCAAGATACAAAACAGATTTTTTTGCTGGATTCACTGATCCCGGTAACTTTACTTCTTCTAGTATGTTATAACCATGAAACACTTGGTGAAGCAAATCTCGGGCTTTGGAATGATGCTTGGAAACTTTTGATCTGTCGTTGTTCATGTACTTCTTGAGATCGAGATTGTATTCCCTCCCGTTCAGTCCTACGACTTTCACAGTAGGATCTCTTTGATCTGATCATATATAAAGCTGGTTATCGTCTCGTTATTCTCCAAGAATGAAGTCAATTTTTCCATACCTTGAAATTTAAACGCTTTCTCCACCTCTTCTTCTGAGTCTGGGTTCACCCCGATTTCTGTTAGCCAGCTTCTGATAGTTGGGTCATCTTTGTTTTCAATAGCCGTACTAAGCGTATACCAAGCTCCGCTACGTTTGACCAGCGCAAACTCATTTGCAATTTGAGCTATCTCTTGTACCTCATCAATACCAACGCCGTACCTAATCCAGCTCATTGCCGTAGAGTTGGGGATGCCTCCAGCAGCAGAAGTTTTAACCACCCAGTTGGCCACTTGCCCCACATCTCTGCCGCTATCATTGGTGGCGTCCCATTTGCCCCTGTGTGTGATGACCATATTAGTTCCAGCTTGGAACTGTAGCATGTTTCCACAATCTGCCATTTTTGCGGGTGCCCATCTACTGCCGCCAGTATTGGCAATGTTGTGGGTAATAAAGATGAGAATGGCCTTGGTTCTCGCCACGTCATTGCTGATTCTTTTTAAGAACATAGACAGTAATCGCGGCAGGGCATTACGTACACCAGTACGAATTTCTCCATCCAATTCGTCCTGCGGAACCATGTTAGACGCAGAGTCTATGATAGCCACTAGGTCTGGAGTGCCCTTAACGTGCGCCTCTAGGGTGTTTAAAAACTTCTCGGCTGACACCACTGGCTGATTGTCGGTTGCCTGTACGATTTTAATCTCTTCTACGTTCAGGTCTTTTATACCCGTGAAGTTCTCCTTGGTCAATCGGCCCTCGGTATTGAAGTAGTATACCTTTTTGCCAGCTTTTTGTGCTTTAGCTGCAAAATAAAGGGCGGTGGTTGTTTTGCCAGTTTTGGGGTCTCCCGTGATAACTACACAGCTACCCTCTCTCAATCCACCGCCAAGGGCAATGTCTAACGCTGGAGATACGCCCAAGGTATCAAACTCTTCTAGGCTGGCTAATACCTTGCTGCCAGACTCAATGATATCTCCATATTTGCTGTTAATCTGATTGCTTACAATGTCGTCGTCAAATGTGACTTTATTCTTCTTCTTCGGCATGCAGGTCAATGCTCCTGAGTTTATCTATTTGTGATCTTTTACCAAAAGTCTTCTTTCTAGAAGAAGCGTTCTTCTTGACTTTTAAGTCCTGATGACTATCAGCTTCTTGGGATGCAATCCACTGATACTTTTTGATAATTTCTACTGCTTTTGGGTGTTTTAACGAAAATATGTTAGCCCTTCTAAATTCCTCAGAATGCACCGCCTTGACTAGGGCCTGTTCACTAAACCTTTTATCATTCAACAGCCCATTGGCCAGAGTGACTTGGTATCTAAATGTATGTTTCCAAGGTTCTGTGTTCCAAAACTTGAAAGGCAGCGATCCCTGATTTTTGCATTCTGCTTTTCTCTGACACATAATCTCGGCAACGTATGCTGCGCATGTGCAGTGATCTCCGGTGCTTTCGTGTTGGTATCTGCTTTTGTCAGTGCGCTTGCGTTTTTTCATTGTAGATGATTGCCTCTTCAAAACACTCGTCGATTTCATCAGTTAGTTCCTTCTCAACGATTAGTTCGGGTGTAAGCCACATTTGTTTATGCATCTTGCCCCCCTCTAATCTTCCTGTGGTATAATACTGCTTGCTTTCGCCCCCCATCTGTCCCATCACGGATCTGACTAGATAAACAGCTTCAGCGTCTTCAACATCTATTGTAACCTCATGAGATCTAAATTGCAAGTGTAATTCTTCAACAAATGCGTCATTATCTTCGCACGCTTGCTTGATCAGCTTCCATCCAATTTGGTGATCATAAAAGAATTCTTCGCCATTGGTTAGTTTACACTTTATCCAAACAGCATCTTTATTAGTCCGGTACGCTTCCAGCCACTTATCATTGTTCATTTTATACTCGTTATGCATTGATTTTTACGGACACCTTGACCCGACATCTTTCCTCTCAAATTGTCTGCCATTTCAGAGGCATTAGGAGTCATGACAGTAGATCCCCCGTTGCGTGCAAATTGCTCGCTAATGTCCTGTGGGGCTACAGGCTCTTTTTTGCACTTTGCAATGTGCTTCTTGACTATTGGCTGTGCTCTGTCCAGATCCTTGCAGAGTGTATTGAGGTCATATTCCTCACAAAAGCTCTCTATGTAAAACTTCTCGGATTTACTAAGTGGTCCCTTTTTAGTCATTGGACAGTCCCCTTCTGGCTCTGGTCATATAAATAGAATTATTAGTTTTCAAATATAACATATAGAAATCAAAAGTGCTCTTAGACACTTGCATCATTTTTGTTTGCAGATCTCGCGTTCGGTTTCCGTATGATCCCAAGGGGTCTAGAGGCACGCTTTGATACACCCTTATATAATATGTCTCTCGGTCATTTTTTACAATTACTTTTGCGTAACTTTTCTCTTTTGTGTCAGAATTTATCTGCTTGGCGTTTTTGTTAAACAATATTTCTGTACGTTCATCAACAGGGGTGTGTTTTTCTACGTATTTCATTTTTTACCCTTCATTATGTATTCGGCCTTTTGCTTCTTAGTCATCTTGTTTATATCCTCAGATGAGGCGGTCCCATGTTTATGATACCAAGGTTTTTCGGGTTGAGCAGACTGTTCCTTTTGCTTAGCTGCATCTTCTCTTGCTCTACCCATGTCAATTTGAGTGCTACCACCCTTGACAAATCCATGACACCCACCGGTAATTATTCTCTGCAAGGTCTTCTTCTTGCATTCCGGGCACTTGACAAGGGGTGGATCTCTCATTTTTTGGGACACATCGGTAAGAATGTTGTCACAGTTGGTACACTTATAGTCATATAACATCTTTATTCCTCCAGAGCCTGTAATATTCTGCCAAGCAGACCGTTGCGCTGTATGTCAGAATAGTTTAATTCGCATATGCCGACGCCCTCCACAGAAGACAACCGATCTATGCACTCGTAAAGTCCACTCCTTCCTCTGAGGTCTGTTTGATCCACATCTCCATTGATCAAAACCTTGGAGTTCTGACCCATTCGGGTGATGAACATCTTTATTTGATCAAAGGTGCAGTTTTGGGCTTCGTCCAATAGCATGTATGCGTTGTGGAAAGTAGCACCCCTCATGGTTTCCAGTGGGGCGTAGCAGATCTTTCCCTCATTGACATACAGGCCATAATAAGCCTGAGTGAGAAAGTACTTTAAATTCTCCTGCATTGGGCCTTGGTAGGGGGCTATTTTTTCAAATAGTTCTCCCGGTAGAGACCCCACATCCTTGCCAGCGCAGACCAGTGGTCTAGTGACAATTATCTTTTCAATCTTTTTCGTATGCAGATGTTCTGCCGCAACCCCTGAAGCAACAAAAGATTTTCCTGAGCCTGACGGACCAGAACAAAAAATTACATCGTTCTCTATAATAGTTCTTATGTATTCTTTCTGGTTAGAAGTTTGAGCTTCTAGTGGAACAATTTTGTTGTATCTTTTTTGCCTTCTATTAGATTTATCTCTCATGGCTGTGCCTTTTTATAGGGTAAGTTTGCTATTGGTCTCCCTCCTTCACAAATACACCATCTACCATTTTACCCTTGCGGTCCTTGATGTCGTCGTATGCTGTTTCTAAGCATTCCGATAATGATAGACCATTTCGTTCCACGATGTTTAACATAACAACAAGCATGTCACCGATGTCATCCTTGATGTCCTTGTTCTTACACACCGAATCCGATAGCTCTCCTAGCTCTTGGGCTAATTTGAGCACTTGATCCTTGTCCGAGCTACCATCAATAAGATTGCGATTACGGTGCCACAAGACAACCTTGCTTATTAAAGTCTCTAGCTGGCTTTTCTTGCGGCATCCTGTAGTCTTGCACAACTGTTTATTGTGCTCTTCTAATTGTTTTATTCTGGCTTGATGGTCGTGAATACAGTTTTCGCTGTCGTCTGTCATAGTTTGAGATCTCCAAAATCTGCGTTCTCCAAGTCGTTAGTACTGGCTCCAATTTTATAACTGGTAATCTCATGTTCTTGAGGGGCAACTTGTACGGCTTCACTATTCATCCAAGGTTCAGTCCAACCAGCGATTGGATTTTTGCCCGTAGTGTAAGGTAGGCCGATGGTTTTGCGTCTTGACATGCATAACCAGTCAATATATTGGTGTAGCACAGTTTCGTTTAGTCCAATGATAGAGCCGTCTTTAAAGAGGTAGGATGCCCATTCTTTCTCCTCGTTGGCAGCGTGTTCAAACATTTCCACAGCAGCCTCTTCGCACTGCTTGGCCGTTCTTACAAATCCCTCACTATCCTCATTGTTAAGAATCTTAAGTATCTCTTGAGTGTTGGATAGGTGCAGAGCTTCGTCTCGTTTGATTAGCTTTACAATGTCTGCATTTCCCACCATCTTTTTGTTCTCGGCAAAAGCAAAAGAGCATACGAAACTCACGTAGAACCTTACCGCCTCTAAGATGTTGATACTTATTATAGTCATATATATCTGTTTCTTTAGATCTGTCAGTTTTGCACTATCGCAGGCCATGCCCATTAGATTGTTATAATCTTCAATGGCGCTATTGGCTCTTTTCATAATCTCTTTGTCTTCATATATACCGTCAAACACCTCTTTACTGTCAGCATAGACATTTTGGATAATATAAGAATAGCTTTGACTGTGTATCTTTTCAAAGAATTGCCACGTCATCATGCAGGCTTCTAGCTCAGTATTGGAAACGTACTCTAAAAGAGTTGGCACGCCCCTGCATATAACGCTATCTAGCATGGTTTGATATTTGAGATTAGACGTGAAAATAAACTTCTCGTTATCGGACATCTCTTTGAAATCCCCTCTGTCCTTTTTGAGTTCGATTTCTTCCGGCCTCCAGAAGTTCATCATTTGTCTGCTATCGAGATTTTTAAACACGGGGTATTTAACGATGTCGTATCTTTGGACACCGAGATCCTTCCCCAGAAAAAGAGGTTGATTCATTGGGTCTACATTCTTCATATTAAATATGGTTTTCATTTTACTTCCCTAAAGAGATATTCTAGGCTGCTTTCAAACTCTTCGTAGGAGCAGGCAATGTCTTTGTATGACAATGGTTTTGTGCCCAGCTCATCTCGATCCTTGTGTCCCATCATGGTAGCTACAACAGCCACTGGGAACGCTGTGGCCATCTGCATCGCTGAAAATTTGTCGTTTCTGTATATAATTTTTTCTATATTCCAATCACTTGCTTGTCCAATTCCCACCCTAGCTTTAATGATCACCAAGTCGTCTGCTGGGGGACACGCATTTTGCAAGAGCTTAACAAGTTCGTTGTCGCTTAACCCACACTCATTCATCAAGAACTTGATAGCTTCGCAGTGCCCTTCATATCGAATTGTTTTGTAGTGGCAGTTTTGAACGCCTCTTTCCAACATGGTCTTGGTGGTGTGAGAAGCCCCTCCGCTTGTGTAGAACGCTTCCATGGGGCCTAGTTCTGTTTGCACATCAGTTAGCCCAGACATTCCATCAACTAATTTCACATCTCCATCGGCCAGAACTTCGCACCGATCTTTATATTCATTAACCAGCCCATCGTATGACCATGTGCAACCATATTTTAAATAATTATCGGGGTTAATAGGGAGGCCACCAACCATCATCTCTATTGACTCTGGAGTGTCACCGCTGTGATCTTTGTACGATTGATACCCAAGCTCTGCTAGAATGTTTACCCATCCCGGGGCCAATCCTAAGTCTGTCATTACCGCTTGACTGTTAGAAGATGCATACTCATTAATCCTTTTGCTGGTCTCAACGTGTCCACCCAGATCACAGTAGGGAATTCCATGCTCTACGCAATATTTAGCAACCCTCCAGTTTTGATGGTAAGGCATCGCAGAGACTACAATGTCATTATTCTTTAGTGGTGAGTAATCAGGTGTCCATTCAGATAAGAGGCAGCAGTGGGTGTCACGGCATCCTACGCTATCTGAGCACCGGCCAAGGCTGTCCGAATTGGAATCAACTAGTGTTAGTGCATCTAAATCTGATAGTTTATTTAACGCCCACGATATGGCGCTGCCCATTCTGCCTGTTCCAATTACTGCTGCTCTCATATTATGATCCTTATGTATCGCTTGGTCTAACTTCTAAGTTCTTATTCCATGTACCCTCCAACACGGTGGGTTCGACTCCCAATGTTTTAGCAAAACTAATCATGGCTTGTATGTCCTTTGGAAAACAGCTACCCCCAAAACCATACTTGCCATCGGGGCCGGGAACCGACAGGTGTGAATGACCAACTCTACCGTCTCTTGAAAAGCCATCTATAGCCGCATCCCAATTGACCCCACATTCATTAGCAATCTGATTCATCTCGTTTAGAAAAGACACTTTCGTGGCGAAATAGCAATTAGTCATATACTTAACAAATTCTGCCGTTTCGTAATCGGTCTTTATAATAGGAATGCTCGGGCCAAATCTCCATTTTAAAAGGTCTCCCACCTTAATTGTATGGTAGTCCAGCACCTTCTGAAAGCCACCTAGTATAAACCGAGACGGGTTTATAAAGTCAAACTTAGCCGACCTCTCGGTGAGAAACTCGGGATTAAATACTATATTCAAATTTGGGCAGTCTTCCTGAATCTTTCTTGTAGTCCCCGGGACCACGGTGGAACGAAGTAAGAATATATTGTTCTTGTTTGTATTAATCTCATTCATCTCAGCAAAGATATCTTCCACCACGTCTATATTAACGGACCCGTCTTCATTGGGCGGGGTTGGAACTGACACAAAAATAAAGTCAGATTCGTTAACAACATCTGATAGCTCGGCTGACGACCTTGATTTATCTTTGTCGTACACCCTGACGTTTGCTTCACATCCTGTAGAATGCGAAAACCCAAACGCTACTGCTGATCCGACAAAGCCATTGCCCACGACACCTATATTCCGCAAACCATTATTACCCATTAGTTTGTATCCCTTAAATAATCACCGACCCAGATATACGCGAGGTTGGATACTGCATAACATAAAAACACAAGCGATAAAGCATAGTTCTTTTTAGAAAATAAGTCTATAGACACAACAAGATATAATAGAAAGGCTAGAATTAAAGCCCATATCCCCATTATTTCATCCCCTGTGGAAAGTTAAGAGTGTCATCGTGGTTGACAGTCCACGACACTTCGTGAGTGACCGCCCTGAACGTTCGGGCCGCTGACGGGAATCCGTTCCCTGATTTTTTCACTCCTCCGAAAGCCATGTGAGACTCAGCAGCGATAGAGCCACCATTCCAATAGCACATACCGTAATCACAGTTGTCACGACAAGCCCTCGCTTTTTTGAAGTCTTCGGTGATCACCCCAACGGCCAGCCCATAAGCAGTATCGTTGTAGATACGAATAGCATCATTAACATCATCAAAGGGGATAATAGCAACATGAGGGCCAAAAACCTCGTTCTTAAGGTAGGAAACATCTCTCCATTCAGTTTTGTATACGAGAGGTGTTGCAAAATAACCCGGACCTGAGTATGCAGGCTTTACCAAAACTTCGGCCTGTGGATCTTCAAGCACCATGTGGTTGTATCCCATCACCGTATTAATCTGCTGCTGATTAATGAGCGGACCCATGTACGCCAATTCATTTGCAACTGGGGTTACCCAGCTAGACCTACCCTCTCCAAACGCAAAAAAGTTTCTACTTTCTTTAAGTTCGGTGGCTTGATCATTAAACGGTTTCCCGGGGGAAACTTGAGATGCATAGCTAGCAAAGCTATCTGCAAACTCATCGTATATACCTCTTTGTACTAAGATTCTTCCGGCGGATACACATCTCTGTCCTGATAATTTAAAGGAGCTTGCAACACACGCCGACACCGCAAGATCAAAGTTTGCATCATTAAATACAATAACCGCAGACTTGCTGCCTAGTTCACAGGAGCACGTTTTATGCCAGCTATCCGCACATATCCTTCTAATATGTTGTCCTACTTTTGCGCTGCCGGTAAAGCAAATGTGATCCACCTCTCTATTCTTGGCAAGCATATCTCCAACATTTCCATCGCCGTGCAATAGCTGAAGAACCCCCGCTGGGATACCTGCTTCTGCATATGCCTTTACAGCCAGTTCAGTGCTGAGTGGTGCGTCTTCACTCGGCTTGATAATAACAGTGTTTCCTTCCACCAAAGCCGGAGCAGCGCACCAAAAAGCACCAATGGCAAGAGGAAAATTCCAAGGACTAATGACAGCAATAACACCCTTGGGCTTTCGCAGCATATAGGCATCTTTTTCAGGAATTTCGGACGCAATGCATTCTCCTTGTGGGGTTCTGCCTGAGCCAAAAGCATATTGGGCCATATGAAGGGCCTCGTTGACCTCGGCTATTGATTCGTTATAGTTCTTTCCGGTTTCTACAGAAATAGCTGTGGCAAACTGTTCTAGATCTCTCTCTATAATTTTAGCGACTTTATATAGATATTCCGCCCTA